CCTAAACGAAATCATAGTATCGACACGATAGTGTTTACCTCGTCAAACCCTTGACGGGGTTTTTCTTTGTCTCCCTTCAAAAGACTCTGCTGCCGACTTGCAGGCATTAATCGCATGGCTACAGAAACAAGCGAAGAGGTTAGCGGGTCCTCTTCAGATAATACCGAAAACCGTGAGTTCAAGAATGACGTTTTAAGTCAGGCATTGGACGAGAGTGGATTGGCATCGTTGCTGGAAAAACAGATGGACGATAGCCAACCGGAACCACCGGAACCGGAGCAACCCACCGAAAGCGAAGCTAAACCGGATGAGGAAGAGGAGTCGGCTGAAGACTCTGCGGGTGCAGAGGAACCGGAGGTCGATGAGAGTTCTTTGACAGATGACGATGAAAGCAAAGAACCGGCTTGGTTCCAAAAGCGCATCGACAAGTTGACACGCCAGAGGCGAGATGCCGAAGACGAGGTCAAGGATTTAAGGGGCGAGATGAAGGAGTTGCGGGGTCAGGTAACTGACAACGCAACACCGGCTTCACGGACTAATTCCGATAGCCCTTTTGAACACCTGACCTCTCAGGAGCAGATCGATGCTGAAAGGCAAAAGGCGAAAGACTTGCGACGATGGTGCCGAAAGAATCGGGACGGTGCGGTTATCAACGGCAAGAATGGAGAAGTGGAGTATGACTCAGATCAAATTGAGGACATACTTGAGAATGCTGAAGAGGCGTTGGACACACATTTGCCTGAACGTGAAAGGTTTGTAGAGGCTTCGGCCTACTGGGAACCGGAAGCGGCGAAGGCATACCCTTGGATCGATGATCGGGGGAGCAACGAATATTCGTTGTTCAATCAGGCTTTAAAGGCGTTTCCGCAGGTCAAAGCGTTACCGGATTACAAAATCCTTTTAGGGGATATGTTAGTGGGAAGGGCGTTAAGGATGTCCAAAGAAACACCTAAATCTGAAACCCAAGTCAAAGCCAAGGCAAAGCCCAAGGCACCAAAGCAACCGGCGGCACCTAGTGCTGACCGGACAACCACTACACCGACTGCCGCAAAGGTTACCGCAAGCAAGAATCGCTTTCTCAAATCTGGACAAGAATCCGATTTAGCAGAAGTAATGATGGACTATGTATAGTCCGTAAATAGGAGAATCAAAATATTATGGCAGGTGTAGTAGAAAATGCTTATACAGGTAACAGCCCCGGTGCGGGACCCGCAGTCCACGAAGACCTCAGCGATTTGCTGGCAGTCGTAGACGCAAAAAGCACTCCAATAACGTCCATGATCCCCAAGGGTCGTGCGGCTGGAGCAACGACATTCCATTGGCAAGCCGATGGGCATGTGGCAAACGTAACAAGCGGGGCGATTGATGGAACGGATGTTTCAACCACGTTGGTTGATCCCACCGGAAACAGCAACGCAGGGACGAACTCAAACAATGATCTGACTGACACTTCGGCAAGCCGCAAGGTGCTGAAGAACAATGTTCAGATATTCCGTAGGTCAGGGCGCATCTCGTTGCTCACAGACACCGTGGCAAATGCTGCCGGTGTTCGCAATGAGTTGGCACACATGGTGAGTCGCCTCATCCTCACGCAAAAGCGTGACATTGAGAAGACGCTGAGTTCCAAAAACGATGCACAGGATGGCGACCTAAACTCTGCCTTCCAAACCAAGGCGTTGCAGAGTTGGTTGGCACCTACAGGTCAAACCAAGGTGGTTAATTCAGCCGATACTAATGCGGCTTGTCCGTGTGTGGTTCCGGGTGCGTTTCAAACCAAAGACGGTTCAACGTCCAACACGACAAAGGCTGCGTTTTCTGCCGATGCTGTGCAGGATGTTCTTGAGAGCATCTATTCCGAAACGGGAGTTGTTCGTGATTACGATCTGATTTGCGATCCGCAGGTCAAACGTGCCTTCACGGGTTTTGCGGAAACTAATGTTGATGAGTCAGGCGACTCGGCAACACACCCTGCGGTTCGCATTCGCACCTTAAACAAGGAGCAAGCAGACCGTGCGTTCGTATCGACTATCGATATTTTCACCGGAGATTTTGGCACGTTGCGTTTGCACGTTTCCAACTTCCTTGAAAAGAGCAATCAGGTTGACACGACTAGTGGTTCCATCACCGAGGATCAGGACAACTCTGCCGGTTACGGCATGATCCTGCCGATGGACCTGTTGGAGTTGAAATACAATATGACGACCAACGTCAAGCCCATGACAAACAATGGCGCAGGCGAGGGTAGGATTATCACCACCATTGCAGGAATGGCGCATAAGAACCCGCTTTCTTCGGGTCAAATTGCCTTCTCAGCTTAATGTTGGAGACTGACGTTGCTGAATCCTTGTTCAACAACGATCCCGATTTAGCACGGGACGTTGTCAAGGAGTTGAAAACTGGCTGGAGAATGCAGGCAGTTCAAGCGGAGATTAATACCCGCAAGAAACTCCAAGAGGCAAAGATCAAGCATGAGTCAAAGCATATCGACGGGGTGGGTGTTCACCGGTTAAGGGTGGACCCCACCTCGTATCATTATTGGGGGCAGCGACTCGGTTACGAGTGTTGGGGCAACGAACAATTTATCAAGGAGTATGGGCGGGACAACCCTTCCGCAACCGTTATCTGTAAACCGGCAAAACCGAAGTATGGATACACCAAAAAATACTCCAAAACTTTTAATCTGTGATCCAGCTATCCTTTGCGAATGTAGTTAGTGGCGTGGCGCAACTTGCCGGTCTTGACCGGGATGCGTTGCCTAGCCACTTCTTCAAGGCAGTACGGGACCTGTCGGACCACAGGCTGGGAATGGCATGGGACTCCGAGTATTGGCCTGAGTTGATCCGCATAGCATCAGCAACGGTTAGCCAGACAAGCAATGCTGCCCCTTATTTTTACAATTTGCCTGACACCTACGGGGAGGTGTTGGATGTTTATGACAAAAACCCCGAAGCGACCACGCAGACAGCACCAATAGCTTGGAAGTACGGACACGATGGAACCAACAGAAGGATCATTTTACGGAGTAGCACTACTCCTGTTTACGTTGAGTATCGTATATCTAAACCGTCGATTACACAAGACTCGACAGGCGACATTGACTCACAAACTGCTATCCCGAAGATATTTCAAGGCTACCTCATCCGGTCGGTATTCGCTGACTACCTGAAAGCGAATGGTCAGGTGGAGCAGGCGATGATCGAGGATGCGAACGCAGAATCACTTTTACAACTTGAAGCCGACAAGGTTTATCGGCAAGCCGGTCAGATTAGATCGGTCAACATGTTTACCTATTAAGAATCTATGAACGTACAACTAGCATCATTAGGGACTCCAGCGGCGGTGGAAGCCGCAGGTCTAGCGGCAGATGACCGCAGGAAAAAACTGATCATCACCTCTCAGACAGGGGATGTTTATGTGAACTTTAGCGACACGGCAGCGACAGCGTCTATTTTCGACATTAAGTTGGCTGCGGGAACGTCTTATACAATCGACAACTATACGGGACCATGCACGGCAAACAACGCCAACGTCCGGTATGTGCCGTTTAAATAATTTGCTTGTGGGAGGCATCTTAAAAAACTATGGACACAGAAAAAGCGAAGCAGGCGTTAGACACGCTATACATTGCGGCAGGTCAGGCGAGCCTTTCCCGACCGCAACATGATGCCGTAACCAACGCAGCCAAGGATTTGCTGGAGCAGATCGAGGGTTGCGACAAGTGTGATGGAACAACTCCTGTTGAAGTTGTCCCTCCGAAGAAGGACAAATGAAGTGGGACCTAGAACTGATCAAGGTTATTGGGGCAACCGGACTTGGAACAGGCAACATGCTTTTGGACATAGACGTAGTCTTAAAACTTTTGATCAGTTTTTTATCCCTTTTATATGTGGCGAAGAAAACGTATGACCTTTATAGTAAAAGAAAATAATTATGCTTAAATCAAAAACGGTGTGGGGAGCGGCGACAGCCATTCTCGGAACGGTGTCTGCCTATTTTTTGGGCGAGGTCGGGCTAGGTGTTATGCTTCAAGTGGTGGTGACATCATGTCTCAGCGTGTTCTTGAAACACGCTATAGTCAAAGACAAGGCAGACTGATAATGGGGCTTGGCTGGTTGTTAGCTATACTGCGAGCCGTTCCCTCGTTGGAACGGCTTTTTTTGCATATAGCCGAAGGGATAAAGTTGCACCGTGCGAACACAAAGTATGAAGAGGAACTGGATCATATTGATGCTGCCATTGCTAATGCTAGGAGTGGGATGCAAGACAGTCGAGTATCAGGAACTCAATGGAGTTTCGATGTTGACAGGTCACCCCCAGTTTCCGGTAGCGGCACAACAAGCCCCGGAGTTCACTCGATCAGCATTGAGGGAGGTAGCGAGGTTGAACCACATAATAAGGAGTAAGTAATGCCGGTACCTGATCCACTATCTGACGGTGACGCTGCCTTCTTGGGGGTGAACATGAACGTGGAACCGTCACAGGTTCCACCGGCGCATGTTGCGCTTGCCGACAACATTCGTTTTGCCAAGGGCAGGATCAGGACCCGTCCCGGCACCAAGTGTCTGGATTGGTCCACCGTCGAGGTCTATGAAAACAAAGCGTATGCCGCAGGCGAGAAGGTTTTGTTTTCGGGCAAGAAGGGCGGCAGCATAAGGGTCGTCACCGTCAACAACTCTTCAGGTTACGCTATTGCTGATGGCATAACTGTTACAGTTGATGCAACTGGAGGCGTATTAGGTTCAGGGGATGTTATATCTTTCACTAATGGTGGGCTTTTCACATTAACATCTTCTGCCTCTTCGGGGGCAACCTCGTTATCGGGCAACCTTACAAGGGGTGCCCTAGTTGACGATGAGGAAGGGACCAACCTTGTTTTAAGTAACGTAGCCAATGCGGTTTCTGATGCCAACTTTGCTGACCAGACCACATTAAGCACAAGCACGACACCTTGGGAATTGGACGACAACCAGACACCAGCCAACACGGGTGGTGCGTGGAGTATAACTGGCAACGCTGCGAAGATAGCCGAGCCATCAGGGTCCGTGACCAACTTGGTTCAGGATGTGTCTGCATCCGATGACACTCAGTACGGGGTGAATATAGACATCAAGTCCATGATCCCTGCCGTCACCATAAAGGGAACCACCACCGATGGGGTCACAACCGGCTACGGCATGTCGGTTCAGGTGGTTACATCAGGTCCCAGCTACACAGGGACGTTTAGCAGTTTGGTGTCCAGCCCTTTCGAGGTGGAGGCATTGTCCGCTGACCTTGCTTCAGGTGCTGTACTGTTTTGGTTTAATGATACAACAATTTCAGCAAAGTTTGTTCTCTCTGCGGCGGCGGCAGCGGGTGACGTAAAAATGGTTGGGGTGTTGTCGGTTGGCAACTTGACTGACGGGCTAACCGGCTACCAAGAACAGACGTTAACTGTCGAAACTTTACACGAAACTCACAACGACCCCAGCGGCAATGCAATCATCGTGGGGAAGGCTTTATACTTTGACAACCGTGCGTCTTTTATAACGACTGACAACACGGGGTCGGGGTTGGGAACAATCAAAGGAACGGTCCACCTCAACAAGTTGGATATCGAAACAAAGGGGTATGGTGAGTTAAAGATATTTATAGGCAACACCGGCTTCGGTAATCCAATTAGGATTACTGACGGGCCTTTCCCTAAAACCGTTAGCCAGATTATTACA